GTATTTATAAACATCATTAATCAATTTATTATTAGAGTTAAAGAAATTATGTTGATAAAATTTATAATTGTTGTTTATATTGTTGTAATAATGGTAATCATATAATAATTTATTTTGTATTTTATCTGAAAGCCATCTATAAAAATTCTTTAGATCCATCAGATTTACATTTAATTTATCTTTCTTTGATTCATTAAAAAATATATTGAACCATAATGATTCTCTATTTGTAAGATATTTTATAATTGGATTATGATCATCAGTTTTCTTTGAATAGTTTAAAACTTGAGATGTGTGATCATAGAATTTAGAATAGTCATCATTTGATAAATCTATTAAAAAGTTACCTAATAATTCTGTATTAGTAATTTCTGAATTTTGAGAATCATTTGCAGAGATCACATTCATTAAATATTCTGGAAATACTAAAAATTTGTCATTAGAAATATTAAAAATAAATGATTTTGAATTTAGAATATTAAGATAAATTTTATCAGATTCATCTCTTTTAAAAATATAATTTGTAGTCTTATATTTTTTTGCTATTTGTGAATAAGGAATATCAACCTTAAAATAAAAAGATTTTAATAAATCAGAATTCTTATCAAGATTAAATTGTATACTACTATCAAATTTTTTTTTTCCATAATTTTTTGAATTTTGGTCAATACTAAAATTTGTATGTTTCATATATGTTGTTTCAAAATGAAATAGGTCAGGATTATTTATTAGTGCATTATCTTCTTTTCCTACCGTTGCTAATTGGAGTAGACCTCCTGTCATTTTATAATATAATGAATCTTAGAAATTATTCTTTAAAAAATGATCCATTTTATTGTAGAAATATTGATACGTCTAAAAATAAAAATCTATAACTATATAATGTATTATTTAGATGTGATTAGCTTAGAAGGGTGTCCTTATTCAAGTTCAGCAGAAGAGTTATTAAAATTTAAAAAAGTTAATTTTAAATTAACTAAAGTAAAATATAATGAAAGAGAAATGTATAAATCAGATGAGATAAGTACTTTTCCACAAATTTATCTAAAAAAGAAAGAAAGTTCTGGAAAATTACTAATTGGTGGATATGATGAATTAAAAGAAATTTATAATAAAATTGTAACTAGTAAAACAATTGATTCAATGGTAAATAGTTTGGGTAAATTATTTGGTAGTAATTTTAATAAAAAAATAATCCTAAGATTAGTCGAATTATTGAGCAATAACACTTAAAAAAATAGATTAAAAACTCTTTAAAGATTAGAAACTACGTTTTCACATGCAATTCCAGTTTATTATTTTTATATAATCCAACTTCTTTAAAATTTTTTGAGTCGTATAATATTTCACTAGAATCATCTTTCCAATATTCTAATTTATTTATAATAATTTTACTTAGAATCTTTTCATTATTTATATTTTCAACAATTGTTTCATTTTGTAGTTTACTTTCTGATAGATTATTTGAATCTTTATTTGATTTCTTCCTGTGTTTATTAGTGATATATTTATCGAATTCTACATCGAAATCTAAGTTATGATCATTGCAAATTTGTTTTAGTAATTTAGACTTTTCACTAACAATTTTTTTCTTAATTTTTGAATTATGATCTTTTAATGATTTTTTTAATTCATCGTTTAAATCATCAATTAATTTGTACGATTCTTTGAGGTACTGCGAGGACATCTATTATAATTTTCTTTACTTTCATTATAATTGTTTTTCAAATTTTTTATTTTTTTATCAATTCTTTCAAAATAATTATTTGTTTTGTTTTGTATAGTCTCATTAAGTTTATTGTTTTTATTATTTGAACATTTTTTGTTGATACTTCTAGACGATTGGTTCCAAAATTTATTTAATTTCATCATATCAGTATTAGTATCTAAAAACAACATTTTTTTATAATATTAGATTAACCAAATAATAATTAATACATTAATCAATTTTTATATACAACGAATCAATCTATAATGCCATGATATTATCTAAATATGTTTATATGGATAATAATATAGTAATTATAGGTGCAGGAATATCAGGGTTAACTGTTGCTCATTATCTTGTAAGAAGAGGGTACAATGTATCTATTTATGAAAAATCAAATGTTGTAGGCGGTATGGCAAGAAGTGTCAGAGATAAAAATAATGTACCAACTGAACATTCATGGAGAGGTTACGGACCTCATTATCATAATTTTTTTAGATTAGCAAAAGAAATTCCTTTGTCTAATAATAAAAATAAATCTGATTTTCAATCTGATTTTCAATCAATATGTTGCTCTGCAACATCAATAGAACAGTTTGATTCTTCATTACCAGAATATACAATAGATGAAGTTGAAAAACATACAACTGAGTCAGATTTATGGACATATTATAAAGGATATGTATATAACTTTACACATTTTATTAAAAATCATCCTGGGGGTAAAGTAATATTACAATGTGGAGGAAAAGATTTAGAAAAAGTGTGGGATGATCTTGGTTTCGGGTGGCATCAAGGCCATACTAGTGTAAATACTATATTACAAAAATATAAAATAGGAAAATTAGTTGAAAATATGGAAAATTCTGATAGTAAAACTGTTTTTGATAATTTATCTAAATCAACATTGATATTTAAATTATTAAAAGACACTAGATCATTAAATAAAGATTTTGTAAAATTATCAAATAAAGATTATATTTTTCTTTTTATATTGTTTTCAAGAGTAGTCTTTTCTGATAAGAGGAGAGAAAAATATTATAAAATGAGACTTGATCCAATATTAAAAAAAAGTTTGTCATATGGTGGATATTTATATATAACTGAATTTCTTAGTGGTCCAGGTTATGGTTTTGATAAAAATACAATGTCTCTTGGTCATTTTGGATTATTTGCATATTTTTCTTTAAGAGAAAAGGAAATAGGATGGAAAGTTATGAATAAACCAACAAGTGAAGCATGGTTTGACCCTTGGGTAGAGAATTTAAAAAACAAAGGAGTAAAATTTTATTTTAATTCAGAATTAAAAGATATAATGTTTAAAAATAATAAATGCATAGGAGTTAAAATTAATAATGAAATTGTAAAATCAAATGCATATTGTATATCTATAAATCCATTTAACTTGGAAAAAATATTAGAAAATAAAAAAGAGTCAAGAATTGAAAAAGTTAAATTGAATAATTTGTATTCTTTACAAAATGATTTGAGTAGATCCAATATAGTAAATAATCAAATAAGTTTTAGGTTAGGTCTATCTGAGAAATTTAATTTTGGAAGAAAAGATTTTGGATTTGTATTGATTGATAGCAGATACAATATAACATTTTATAACCAAGCTGATTGGTGGGAGAATGATGTTGATTTGGGTATGAATAATCAAATAAAAACACTTATATCTGGAACTTTAATTTTAACTTATAAAAACGGATCTATATATAATAAACCTGCAACTTCATTAACTAAAGAAAAACTATTAGAGGAGATTATTCAACAATTCAAAAGTTCAATTCAATTTAATAATTTATTATTAGAGAATAATCAAATGAATGATCATTTAGAATTTTATGATAAGATTATCTATAAAGAAATTTTTGAAGAATGGGTCGAAACACCACAGGATGATGGTTCAACAAGATTAGTTAGTAAAAATTTAAAATGGGTAAATAATATTATTAATGAAGAATATAGACTAAAAAATTATTATAAGAATTTATCTGATAATTTATTTTTTAGTGGAAGTCATGTTAAGACAAGTATTAATATATGGAGTATGGAAGGTGCAGTTGAAAGTGGTATGACAACTGCAAATTATATTCTTAAATATTTAGGAAATAACAATTTGGTAAATATTCATAATCATATTGTAGAAAAAAAATACACTATACTAATTGTATTAGATAATTTATTAAATTCATTCGGGTTACCAAGTATTATAGATGTCTTACTATTTGCAATATGTTATTTAATTATTAGAACAATTATACATAGCATTGAAAAAAAATAAAATTATAATGAAACTATTTTAAAAGAAAAGTTTGGTTTGATTATAATGTTCTTAGTTGATAAATATCAGAAAGATTGTAATTATATAACTTGTCATCAAGATTTAATAGAAAAGCTTTTAGATACTTTTGATTCTCATCAGGATCTATATAGAAAAGTTATTACGGTACTAAAAGAAGAAAAAAATAAAAAAAAATCACAAAAAAAAATAAAAGATACCAATATAAACGAATTAATTACTGAATTAGAAACTCAAAATTGGAGGTATTCAAATTTACAACATTTAGTTGTGTATGGTCCAAAAGGGTGTGGTAAGGAATATATTGTAGAAAATTTTTTAAAAAAAATTTATGGTAATATTGAAACAAATGATATTGAATATACTATAACTGGATATAGTAATACTAAAGAAAAAGTTATGATAAAACAAAGTAAATATCATATTTTAATTGAACCTAATAATAATGGATTTGATAAATATTTAATTCAAGAAATTATACAAGAGTATGCAAAAGCAGAAAATTTAACTATATTTAAATACAAAAAATTATTCAAGATTGTAGTTATTAATAAAATAGATAATTTATCATATTCTGCACAAGCTTCATTAAGAAGAACGATGGAAAAATATGCAGATATATGTAAATTTATTTTTATTTGTGATCAATTATCTAAAGTAATTGAGCCTTTAAGAAGCAGATGTCTCCTAATTAGAGTTCCATTACCAACAAAAGATCAAATTGTAGAATCATTATTACAGATATCTGTAAGAGAAAATATAAATATATCAATTGATGAATATAATAAAATATTAGATAATTGTGATCATCAAGTAAATAATGCTATTTGGATGTTAGAATCAAAAAGATTAGGAATTAAGAACGAGAATTCATGGACAGATGTTATAGATCAAATGGTAAATTTATTTTTTGAAATTGGAGTATTAAATAATGATAATTTAACAAATTTTTTGAAAAAAATAAGAGAATACTTTTATATTTTGTTTATAACAAATCTTGATATTAAGAAAATTTTGAATAGTTTTATGACAGAGTTTGTAAAGAAAGTTGATAATTTAGATCTTAAATTTGAGGTAATAAATATTGTATCTGAATATGAAGTTAGAATATGTGAAGGAACGAGATATATAGTTCATATAGAAGCAATGATGATTAAATTATTAAGATTATTATATAGTAATAAGGTTATTGGTTTATAAATTTATTTTAAAAATCTTATTTTTATCTACGACTTTGTATATGAACAAAAATTTTAATTTAAATTCAAAAATAAATTCTCTTTATAATAAAATTTACGACAATGTAGTATTGGACAATGTAGTATTGGACAATGTAGTATTGGATAGTAATTTAACAGGAGGTGGTGTTAATAATATTGACAATAAAATTATTGATCCAAATTTGAAAATAGATTTAATTAATGAAATATCAAGAGGAAAATTTAAATATATTAAGAATGGTAAAAATTCTTTTGTTATTAAAAGATATTCTGATAATTTACCAGTGAACATGATTATTAGCAAAGATTCTAAATCTTCAAATGTTGATTCTACTATATCAAATCATTTATCAGAATTAGTAATGGGATCTAAAACAAAACACATATTATTACCAATTTTAAATTTGGATTTAAAACACAAAGATTTAAAGACCGTGTTTAAAAATAATAATGATCTAATGAAAAGAATTGATCATAATGGTAAATCCGATGTATATAATATCTCATTAAAAGAGAATTTTTTCAAAGGTGGGTATTTAAAAGATATCGTAAATAAACAAATTTCTAATTTTGATAGTAATAATTTTCAGAATTTTAACAGAAATTTATTCTTTCAGCTAATTCACACATTAGGTGTAATAAAAGAAAGATATCCTAACTTTAGTCATAATAATCTTGGTTTAAAAAGTATATTTATTTACAACAAGAAAAATTCGAACAATAAGTATAATTTAGGAAATAATAATTATAAATTAAAAAATATTAATTTTGATATCAAGTTATCTAATTTTAAGAATTCAAAAATAGATTCAAGTAAAAATGTAACTAATGACTTGGATAAATTTATTGATGATTATCTAGATAATTTTTATAAAACTTCATCTGAAGGAAAATTAGATAAAAATAGTAAAATATTCTTTTCTAATTTAAAATCAAAAATTAATTCTTATAAAAAAAATTCAAGAGATATCGATATGAATGAATTATTAAATGATGAATTTTTTAGTGAATTTATTTCTAATAAAAAAAGCAAAGATATTAAAAGTAAAGTTAATGGTTCAAAATCTTCAATGTCATCTAATTCAAAAGCTATTAAAACTACATTAGATAAAAGCTCAAAAAAAATGTTTGGAGCTGGTTATTTAGAAGAACTAGGTAAATATGGTTATGATCTCAATGATATTGACAATCAAACAGGTGGAGGTGGAGGTGATAATGAACAGACTGGAGGTTTTGAAAGAAATCAAGTACCTTTTAAAAGAGAAAAAAATACACCTTTTTTAACAAATGAAGAAAGAGAAACATTTGGTAGAAGAAAAGCGGATAATCCACCTCCTCCAGAACCTCCAATATTAGCAGAACAAAAAGTATATGATACCTCCAAAATGAAATCTCAGACTGTTCTTCCACAAGTTTATCCTCCTGCTCATATTCCTGTACCAAATCCATATATGCCTAACGTTAACCCTTATCAACAATATGCTTATGGTTATGAACCAAATCAGATTCCTGTTCAAAAGTATTATAATATAAGTATGTCAAGTCCTGTAGGTAATCATTCAACTCTTAACAGAATATATGAAGATATGTTACCTGTAAATCCAAATCCATTTACTATGACTACTATTTATGAAAGAAAACAGTTATTAAATTATTTTAGAAATATGTTATTAGAATATGGAGATGGTGAAGAATTTAGTATATCACCAGGTCCTAAAAAATCATTATTATCATATATTAGATTAATTGAATTAAATCCATATACCGAACAAAAAAATCCATATCATGGATTGGCTACTGATTTCATGTTATATAATGCTGCATATCCAATTAAATATGAACAAGATAAAAATCATTTAGCAATTGTAAAGAATCCTATTGGATTAAATATTAGACTTTACAAATTGTCTAAAGGAGCTGATAAAGCATTACAATTAAATAATAATATAGGATTGGATGATTTTGAAGCATTAAGAGAAATTAAATATTATGAGTATATAAGAGAAAACGTTATAAAAACTAAAACATCTCCTAACTTTATTTCACTATATTTATATACAAAAGATAGTACTTCAAGATTAAATTATGATGAGATTAACTTGTTAAAATATCAGACATTGCCTAAAAATGATCTGAAGAAAAATCATACTAATAATAATTTGGTTAATAATCTTCATGTTTTAAATATAAATCAATCATCAGTAATTCCTAATACTCAATGGCCACGAATGAAAAATTATAATGTAAATGGTGTAGCATTGATTGAACAAGTTGATCTAAATAAAGACCAAGGAATGAGTTTAATTGGTGTTACAGAAGCTCCAAATAATAATATTATAAAATGGGCTTCCCCGTTATATCAATCATTTGGTGCAATTCAACAAGAAGTAGAAACAGGTTACCATAATGTAGAAGTGTGGAGATCTATTATTTTTCAATTAGTATACACTTGTGCTGTTTTAGAAGAAGCAGGAATTTGTTTTGAAAATTTAAGTTTATTAAATAATTTTTACATAAAAGATCTATATGCAGATCCAGGAAAAAGGAATCATTGGATTTACAAGGTTAATAATCATGAGTTTTATGTTCCAAACTATGGATATTTATTAGTTTTTGATAGTAATTTTGCTGATATTTTTAGTTCTTCGGAAGAAAATCTTAGAAATTTAAATAGTGGAAGTGGAAGAAGATTTAAGATTCATAGTGATAAATTGTATACTAAGAATAGTCCTGGAATTAGTAGTATGGGTTTATTAAAATCTATTAATCAATTTAAATCAATTGTAAATCCTGATATATTTAATAACGAATTAAAAAAGATGGGAGGTCAATCACCAGATAATGAAATTTTAATATTGTTAAAAAAGATGTATGATTATGATATTAATGACCAAAATAATAATGTGAGAAAGATTAGAGATTATTTAAAGCATTTCTTTCCTGAATTCCTTCATAATAGAGTTGGTTCTTTATTAACAAAAGACGAAAAAGAGGCATTGTCTCAATTTCCTGATAATAATTTTAGCGAAGGAGAATTAGTAGTTTACCAAGAAAGATATGGTGAATTCAAGTGGGCTATATTTGTAGATGATGAAATTACTTCTATTGGAAATTTAAACAAAAAGAAAATTAGAATAGATCATTCAAGTAATCCAATTAGTGTTTTTGCAAGTTCTTTATATAAATTTCCTGAAAAAGAATCCATCCAACAAGATATTAAAAATGGTATAAAATTAGATACAGAGTTTAGTCTTGAGACTTATAATTTAGATAATCTTATTAAATAGATAGGTTAGTCAAATTTATATACCAATAAATTAAAATTTTGAAAGATTTTAAATAAAATCTTTCAAAAATTAATTTCTAATCCATATTATAATTAAAATGGATAAATTTAATCCTAGAGAATTTCCTGTAAACTATTTTAGCGACTATGGTAAAAATCCAATTGATCCAAAAGAAAATACAAAAAGCTTTATTAAGAATGTGATAGGTCAAAACGAAACCGATATGTCTAAAGTTGCTTTGTTATTTTTTTCCGATGAAAACTTGGAGTTAATTAATAAAGAATTAGTTATTAGAGTATTTGAGTATACTAATAATAAAGTTAAAATACCTTTTCAATCTAAAAATGATATGCTTTTAGTGATGAGGTATATTTATGTAACTTATGCTAAAAATTTAGAAAAAGATATAGAAAAACAAGTTTACAAGCTAAATTGCCGTGTTGTAACTGAGCTATTTCCTAAACTAGTAAGTGAAATAAGATCTTATATGTTATATCTAGAAGAAATTGAGAGAAACGAAAAACAAGATAGACAGATAAATGATTTACC